GGATGATCCAGAGCGTAAGAAGTGCTGGATTGGCGACAAGCAAGGTCGCGGATGGTTCGTGCACTTCGATCAGCTGGTAAAAGCAAGTGCTAAACCTAAGTCACGCTTCAATCAGGCAACACGAGACTTTAACAAGTCTAAGATGTCGGAAGCCGGTGCTGATCCTCGCCCGGAAAGCAACTTTTCCCCAGAAGACATTAAAGCATTAGAGAAGATAACTGATGTTCCTACGCTGAAAGCACGTTGCATGGAGCTAATATCAACTTCTAGCCAACACCAGATGAAACCAGAAAAAGTAAGTTGGTTTAGTCGCAACCTTGAGCAAAAAAATAGCAGACTAGCTATCATTAAAATGATGTACGACTTGCTGCTAGCTGGCGAAGGTCATCAAGTTATCGGCAACAAGTATGGTATGGGTAAGAACTCGTACCGCCAGACCTTTGGCGAAGACGCTTCCGGCGGCGCATCGTGTGCCGGTGCTATTGCTTCAGGTCCAGCAGGTAACTTGTTTGCTCAACCACAGAAGCGTGTAAAGGAAACTAAAGTGAAGAAGAAGAAGAGCAAAATCGGCGAAGGCATTGGAATGGCAGAATCGCAGCTTAACGAGCTAAAGCCAAAGATCATTCCTAGGACCTTAGCTGGCGGAAAGCTAAACCCTAACCACCCAGCTAACGCAGATGCGATTGCTAAGGAAAAAGAAGCAATCTATCAGCGTAAAGAACAGCAAAGAGCAGCTCGTGCAGCTAAAGCCGCAGCTAAGTTAGCTCCTGGATACAAACCACCTCCTAAGAAATACAAAGGATATACACTTGACGCTATCTACCAAAAAGCACAAGACGCCATTGGTAATTCTTTCCCAGACGGTGACCCAGGTGACCATTTGTATCCGTGGTTAGAAAAACGCGGGCTAGATATGGACATTGTTAACAGAGCATTTAGGAAGTTCGATAAGACTGACTTCTATGGCGCCTTAGCACAATATTGGGATGATACACAAGCTGACCAATTGTATGACGTAGAAATTATGAAGAAACAAGGTCACAATTTTTCACGTGTAAGTGACAATTCACCGTTCTACGATATAGATAAAGCAGGCAACGTAACACCTAGACCAAACCCTTGGAAACCAACACGATGAACAACCATAAAGACAACATGAAGAAACTGATCGAAGCAATAGACTTCGCAGGAGAGCCAGAACAAAAGCCTGGCGACCAAGTAGACCAGGGAGTTAAAGCTCCTAAGGGTTCCGGTAAATTCCTTGGCAAGCCTTACAAGCGCGAGAGTGCCGAGGGCGAACATCCGTTTAAGGATAAGCTAGTTGGTGAGTCGGAAAACGATGATCTTTCTGACGGTGAGTTTATGAGCGACGAAGCTTATAATCAGCTTTTTTCATACGTTAGTCAGACCTTCCCAGACTACAAGCTGTCTGGAATTGGCCCAGGCGATGAACCAGGGACCTTTAAGTATCAGCTTATGAATTCAAAAGGGCAAACAAAAACTGGCGTATACGACGGACAAAATGCTATCGGCGAAAGCCCAGCAACAGAGTTGAACCAAGCTACTGCTAAAGCTAGATTGCCGGACCGTGAGAATCGAGAACAGCGCGGAGTTTGGCAACAACATTACCAACGAGCCCTACGCAATGGTCGCGATGACCGTGCTGCTCGCCGATATGCCGACACACTAACATCGTCGGAATCCAAGTTTCAAACTGAAGATGGTCTCGAAGAAGCACCTGATGTCGCTCTTGACATGGCTACACCAGACGATAAACCACAAAGCGTGTTTCAAGTGCCTGGTCTATCACCTGCAGCAAGACGATTAGCAGCAACACGAGAATTAGCTAAGATGGGTCAGCAAGACCAGCTATCACCAAAAGATCAACGAGTTGCCGACTTGAACAAGCCAATGCCACAGTTTAACAGCAAAGACTACGACACCGAAGATGCCTTGATCGAAGCATTAACTAAAGCATACGAAGACTATGTAAGCAACGAGAAATACTCCGACGATAAGATCTATCCGAAGAAGAATCAAAAGCCAACAGCAGACAAGAAGAAAGTAAAAGCACCTAAGGTGGTTGATCCTAATAACCTGTCTGAACTAGCTAAGTGGCGTAAAGAAGGCGGCAAAGGTGCTGCTGAGCAAACCAAAGCACCGAACGGTCAACGTCCTAAGGGACTTGGATGGGAACTAAAACAAGCAGGCGAGCAATCAGGAAAAGATTATAGCGTATGGCAACGTAAGACTAAAAAAGTAGAGAAACCATTCAAAGATGCTGCTGCAACAGGTAACCCGCGTGACTTCGCTAACGAAGGATTTATACAAAACGCATACGATAAGTTTATGGCTCTCCCAACAAAGAAAGAAAGACTTGCTGCTCAGGCTAAGAAAGAAAGAGAAGAAGATGCCCGTAAATTAAAGAAAATGATTGCTAACGATAAGTGGCGTCAAAAGAAACGGGCAGAAAAGAAAGCGGCTGATGCAACACAAGTAGGCGAAAGCAAAGGCAAAGACCCGTTTGCTGATACTCCGTGGAACGAAAAAGCAGTAAAAGCAAAGCAAATGTCCGATTACAAGAAGAAGACAGGGCTTGATAAAGAGGCACCAAAAGATCCAAAGACTGTTAAAAAAGACGGCAAGGAAATGTATGAAGTCAAGGGCCCGCCAAAAGAACAAGCCAAAGCAAACGACGACGAATGGGCTAAAATTTCTGCCTATTACGAAAAGCTAACTGGTATTACCCCTAACTCTCCGCATCGCGATCAAATGGCACGACAAGCATGGAACAAGAAAAACAAAAAGAAGGTTAGCCCGTGAGCATGCCAGTTTACTTAGTATTAGACGACAATATTCAATAAATAGATAAATAGAGTAAGAGCTCAAACAAGGAGATTTAGATGGCTATTTTAGACGACTTCACCGTAACATCAGCAGGCGACATCAGATACGTAGGATCCGACCACGGTGTTGGTGCTACGTCCGGTGGCTGGACTTGCGAAATTGCTACAACTACACTAACAATTTCAGGATCTGGTTCAGGATCTTTTGGCGTTGGCCAGATGATTACTGGAACCGGTATAACAGCAGGAACAAAGATTACTGCTATCGGTACAGGTGACGGCGGAGCGGGTACTTACACGGTAAACAACTCACAGACTGTTGCGGCTGCAACAGCCGTAACAGGACAAGCGTCTGGATATCACACTGTCATTTCTTTTCACCGTTGGCTATCTGACTTAGCAGACAACGCGTCTGCAGCACTGAGTTCAGCAAGCTCTAACGATTATCTAGACATCACTGACAGAACTCCATCAGAACGATCAACTGATAACATCGTTACGCTTATCAACAGCTTTAACATTGATCAGACAGCGTCCGAGCATTTGTATGACGGATCAATCATCCAGGGTGGCGGTACAGATATCTGGGACGGATTGGTCGTCATTGCTGGTGCAGGCATGGACTTACAAATTGTTCAGAATGCAGCAGTTATTGCTTCTGACTTCTGGAATGAATATCCAAAGACACTTAGCGCAGCAACAGTTAGCGGTGTTAATGCTGCGTCGCAAGCTGTCCTTAACGTATCAAACGGAACACTATTCCACGTTGGCGGCCAACTTCGTATTACTACTGCAAGTCACACTACGAATTACACGGTCGTCTCAATTGCTACAAACGCTTTAACAGTTACTCCTGTACTTGCTAGTGCAACAGCAGGCAGTGAACCGATTTACTATAACCGCTACAAGGGGATAAACCCAGATTCTGGAAACGGTATCTCACACCGTTTCATGCAAAAAGTTAGAACAACAACGGACATAGACGGACGACGTTTGCTTGGACAGACTCGCGTTTGGGGCAAAACATATTCAGAGTTCAAAATTAACGGAACATCGCGTGGTAACAACGTTATGGCTCTATCGTATGCTAATGACTTGAACAATGCTACTGCGATAGCTACTATTGCGGGCTACACTGGTATCACAAATACTGTCGAAGGGTACAATGCTATCGACGTTGATAATAACCTAACAGATGAATACTACTACTCGAAGTGGGATAAGTCTACCTACACCATTAACCAATTCTATGAAAGAATGAAGTGGGTGTCGAGACAAGGAACAAGCGAAACATTGTACGGACTAAACGGTGAACTGTTCCGTGGTATCACTCATGAAATCAACGTAGATACTCCAAGCGTAACAGACTTTAGCCCGTTCGAAGCAGTTAGCTGGTCCGGCGGTACTGGTCAGATGCTTGCTGTCAATGATGTTAACGCAGCAACTAAGATATGGATCCAGTTATTAACTGGTGTTGCTCCAACGGATGGGCAGACAATAACCGGCGGAACTTCTGGTGCTACTTGTGCTGTTAACGTAACTGTAACTGAACGTGCGTTATCCTTCCCGTTCTGTGGTGTATCAACTGGCTCAGCTCTTATTGGTGCTTACGGTCTCGGACTTGAAGCTACAGACTTAGCGGCTACTGACAAGGTGTTCGACTTAACTAACACCCAGATTACTCCACCAGACAACAGAACATTCTCTGTAACTGGTCTTGCTGCTGGTCTCGACTATGTTATCGTTGGTCCAGAATCGAGCAACACAATTCAGCTGAACCAGTTCGCATTAGATGTGACTTTATCAACCAACAACGTCGTATCAGTGGTAGCCAATGCTATTGCCGCAGGCGATACTCCAAGTTCTGGTTATATTCGAGTTGCTGATAACTTAGGTAACTACAGAAGACTTCACTATACCGCAAGAGCATTAAATTCTCCTGCAGGTAAGACAACGTTTACTGTCGATACCACTGACGGCAACGAAGACTTTGGAACAGTGAATGCTACTGCCGGTAATAATTTGTTTATCGCTTATCTTGATGAACTAGTCGGTACTGTAACTCAGCCGTACGTGTTGAATTCGTCATTGACAAGTGCTACAACTACTGCCGTAGATATTACTACAGCGTTCGCTACTCCGACAACTGGATTCCTACAGATTGAAAATGATCTAGGTGTCTGGATCCGTGTAGCGTACTCTGCTGTTACAGCAGGTACACCGACGGCCGGTAAAACGCGATTTACTATTACGTCTACCGCGTTTAACGTTAACAACGCATCGGCAGGTAACGGAGTTCTTGTAGAAGGCGAATCAGTCTCAGCTACGTACTCCGCAGTTTATTCGACACCAAGAGCATTGTACGCTCGCGTTAGATTCGGTGGTACGTCAGGAAACAGCTACACTGACGCTATCAAGACGTTCGAATCACCAGCGTCGTTCCCAGGTTCGTCTGCTGCTATTAGAACGCCAGATGCGTAATACGACTATAAGGGAGAGGATTTCCTCTCCCTTATTTTAGGAGAACCTACGTGGGAATTGAAGTTACTAACGCAGCGGCTGTTCCGGTACTTGAATATAAGAAAGTACATTTAGTCAGGCTAAATATTACTCAGCCTCTTCAGGAAAATCACTTACTGTCGCCAAACTATCATATTATGATCGTTTATCGTTTATTCGGTGTAGACGCAGACAACAAGCGACATTATCGTCCTGAAGAAATAGAGATTGAGATAGACGACTTTTTAACTATGGCAATGAAAGAATACGCAGCCGGAGACCCAACGTTGATTATGGCGTTTAAGAGCATTGAAACTGCTATCGCAGCCCTCATTACGAAGGACCAGGGTCTGAGCACAAAGGTGACGTAATAAATGGCAGTACCATCATACACGGAAGACTTGACAGATATAACTCTGGCTGAGAGTGTTACTGGTTGGTCGGCACTGGGTGGTGGCACATCTGGTCTGGGCATTGGTAATGACTTCCGTATGCAAGGAACCAACTGCGTTGATAAACAAGTATCTGATGCGGAAAAGGGGCAAGTTTACAACTTTGGTTCAACCATTACTCCAGGTACTAACACACACTTTTTCGTATGGGTGTTCTTAGCTACACCTGGATTAACGAATACACTAGCTAACCGTGGCCTAGGAATAGTATTAGGCACATCAACAACCGCATACAACAAGTTCCACGTAGAAGGATCTGAGACCTACGGCGCCACTGGGCGAGTAGGTAAATGTTATCCGATTCGGTACGTAACAACTTCAAACGCTTCGGCACCGTATCGGACCCTGACAGGTTCGCCTGGCGCAAATCCTCAATACTTTGGTGCCACAGCAAACATTACTGGTACTGTTAAATCAGTAAACCTTGGCGTAGATGCAATAAGACACGGTACAGGAATGTATATAACCGCAGGGGAGATTGCATCCCCAGCAACATTCGCTGGAGCGGCTTCAGCAAACGATGCTATTTCGGCTCGGTGGGGTATATTTACGGCACTGGGTGGACCTGTATATGAATTACAGGGTAGATTTGTGATGGGGCAGAATAATGCAGGGACGGCCACACAGTGTCACTTCGATGACTCTAATAAAATAATCCTTCTAGTAGATACCCCACATTCCCTGACTGACTTTACTCAGTTAATAGCTGATCATGCATCGACCGTGGTAAACTGGACTAACGTTACTGTCGAAGCTATCGGAACAAACAATCCAGGTAGACTAGTGTTCAACAATAGCAGCACAGACGGAAACTTAACATCGTGCTCATTCTCTAAGATTGGTATATCCACTCTCAACGCCAACGTAACAGCCACGGGGTGCACCTGGAGACAAACCGGGGCTATAACCCTGCAAGGAGCAACTCTAACCAACTGTGTCATCAATGCTAATTCTGCTGCATCTGCTGTCATAGCTGCATCACCAGCTGGAGCAGCTTTGGTCACAGGGTCAACATTCACCAGTGGTGGCACGGGACATGGGTTAGAGATCACAGGTACCGCTGCCGACATGACCCTGACTAATAACACCTGGTCAGGATATGCTGCTGGAAACGGTAGCACGGGTAATGAGGCTGTGTATGTAAATATTGCGACCGGGTCCATGAATTTGACCATTACAGGTGGTACTGTTCCAAGCGTACGAACCGCCGGGGCGACTGTGACTGTTATTGCTGGATTAGTTTCAGCTTCCGTTAAAGTAACCACCATAGCCGGCACAGCAATCGAGAATGCTAATGTTCTGCTTGCTGCTGACACCGGAGGACCATTCCCGTATAACGTAACAGTAACGATAACAAACTCAGGCACTACTGCAACTGTTACACATACCTCGCACGGACTAGCAACAAACGATAAGGTATTGATTAAAGGAGCAAGTCATTATCAAAATAACGGAGTGTTCTCGATTACTAACACAGGAACAAACACATACACTTACACGTTGCCGTCCGCCCCTGGTTCTAATCCAACAGGAACGATAAAATCTACCTTTGTGGTATTAAGTGGTCTGACTAATGTAACCGGGGACATTACTATGTCTCGAGTATTTGCGTCAGCACAACCAGTCACTGGATGGGCAAGAAAAAGTTCAGGATCACCGTATTACAAGACTTCAAACATATCAGGATCTGTTAGCTCTACTCTCGGATTCTCAACAACTGTACAACTAATTCCGGATGAATAAACTATGAGCGAAATGGAAAACGATAAGCTAACACAGCTACACGTAAACACGAAGAATGTCGCTGCGTTAGTAGGACAATTGAAAGTGATCCAAGCTGAACAGCAAGTAAACGTGGATAAGATTCACGGATTACAAGGTCAGGTCGCTATGTTAGCTGCCGAATTAGCTGCGCTTAAACAGACTGTAATGGTTATGAAGGTGATGAGTATGGGACATGGCCCTACACAATAGTTCGTAGTAATTTTTCCTATGATAAATACTAGCTACACTCATAGGAATACGTATGACTATCACACTACGAAATGTTAAGGGATCAGAACTAACCCACGCTGAAATGGACACGAACTTCACGGACCTCCGTGATGGTGTTAACCTAATGGTTCCAAAGACCCAGGGTAAGGGGCTTAAAATTGGGCCAAATGGATCAGAAACATTTGGGTGGCACGATTTAACAGGTGCTCTTCAAATCTACGGACTGGCTGGTGAAGGAAGCCGGCAAGTATATCGTGGCGGAATACACGCGGTTCAAGTTGTCGAAGGGGAATGCGCGCGCGTTGATTTCCATATGCCGCATGATTACGCTATGGGAACAAATTTATACATACACGTTCACTGGTCACACACAGGTACATTGGTAACCGGTGGATCAACAACGTGGGGGTTTGAGTTAATGTATGCTAGAGGACACGACCAGGCTGCTTTCCCAGCACCTATTACAGTGTCTGTTTCTCAAAACGCAAGCACTACCCAATACCAGCATATGATCGCTGAAGGACTAGCTTCTACTCCGGGTGGATCAGGTGTTCTTCTTAATACAACAGACTTAGAGGTTGATGGTTTGATTCAGTGTCGTTTATTCCTTGACTCTAACGACATAACAGTTAGTGGCGGGCTAGTACCTGACCCGTTTATTCACATGGTCGACATACACTACCAGAGTACCGGAGCTCCTACTAAGAACCGCGCACCTAGCTTCTGGGCCTAACCGTTAATGGCTAATTATTTCGCATCGGGGTATGCTAACACCAAGTACGTACAGGTTGGCATAACTATGGATTGGCCAAATCGGAATATCATCATTCCGAGAACTGAGATGACTTTAATTCAGACATCTCCGGTCGAAGTCCGTGAACTCGACGCAAACACCTTCAGGCTTGCTCTAAAAAGCTTTGAAGATGAGCCCGAAGCAATGGTGTTTCCAAACACGCACAACAATTATCCACCTACAACGGTCGGTGGTGTTACTCTGGCACGGGTTATAGAGCTCATCAATGATTACACAGTAACGTTCGAAGACGGCCAATACGCTGTTAACATCGTCGGCGCTAACACAAACATCGCTGACCGAGTTATTGTTAACCAAGTATCTGTTAGATCTGCTAACTCAGCTGGTCTTATTCAAACTCGAGAATTGGAACAGGCATCTTACAACGGTAAGGTGTATATTGACACAGCGAACGGAACTGATGGGACAGTATACCCAACTGGTACTCTTCAAAAGCCAGTTAAGACATTAGTAGACGCAAAGTTCATTGCTGCACAGCGTGGTCTGGATTTGTTTTATCTGAAGAGCAACATTACTATCGGGGCAACAGACGATGTCACTAATCTTAGGTTCGAAGGCGATGGCGCTACTTTAAACGTGTTCCGTACTACGGTCACGTTAATGCAAGGGTGTATCACTACAAATTCTCAGTGGACACATTGCAAGATAACGGGATATCAAGGCGGAGAATCGCAGTATCACGATTGTATCATTGACGGTCTTGAAAACGCCCACTGTATCTACAAACAATGCGGCTTATTAGATGGTACCTCCCGTGGATACACGATTAAGCAGACCTCAAGCGTGTCTTCCGGACACGCCTCTTACTTCAAAGAATGCTACTCTGACGAGGCAACGGCTATCATCGATCGTAATGGTGCACGGTTGAACATCACGTTAGATGGATTCAACGGTAGAATTAAGATCATCAACCAAAACCACCCTACCACGTCAGGTCAAATGTGGATTCATATGAATGGTGGAACTGTTACGGTTGATTCAACATGCACTACAGGTAAAATTACAGTAACAGGATTTGGCACATTGGTTAACAATTCGCTAGGTACAGAGGTTGATGCAGATGGCTTTGCTGTTACAGTAGATGCAATATGGAGTGCGACTTCACGAACATTAACTGACACTTCGGTAAGTGCATCGACTCTGCTAGAATATAAAGCTAGCAATATCACTACCGACTCCGACCCGGGTGCAGGAAGAGTTCGTTGGAATAATGCAACTCAGGCAAGTGCAACTCAGATATACCTAGATCACAGCACGAACACTGGGCTCGATATTAGTGCTCATGTAGGCACGATTGTCGCTGGAACAAAAATAATGATCCAAGACAAGGACGATTCAGGAACCATGCAGAAGTGGGTTGTGGGCAGTACAGTTAACAACGTCGGATATGTAACGATAAATGTGGCTCTTACCGAATCTACTGGTGGCAACATATCAAACAACCAAGTCGTAGCTATAAACTTTAGGACGTTGTTGGAATCTTCATCATTGACGTCAACCGAGGTTGCCGATGCAGTGTGGTATGCCCAGCTGGTTGACTACACAACACAAGGAACCTTCGGTGAAGAGTTAGCTACACATTCCGACATACATGCAGCAACGGCGACGTCGACAATACCTTACGTCAGTGGATCTATAATATACGGTACTCTAACTTCTGGCACAATAGCAGACACCACAATCCGAGATAATAATCACTGGGTGATTGACGAAGATAACGTCACTGGTTTAACAGTTGAGTTTGTTTTCAACTTAGCATCAGCAGCACAGAGGGCGGGAGTATTTACGTTATTTGGACGGTACGACGGAAAGGGTACTAGCCATTACATAGAGTTGTGGGTATGGAACGTAGAATCTGCAGCGTGGGAACTATTGCATGAAGATTTTATGATCAGTACTACACTAGACACAGAGTTTAGTCACAGCTATTATGAACAGCATGTCGATCGGTCAAATAATAACGAAGTTAAAATACGTCTTGTTCATAACGTAACAACATATCACAACTCCCACGATCTACATATTGATTCCTGCGCCATAACAGCAATTGATATCATTACTGCTGCAGACATTGCTGATGCAGTGTGGGACGAATCCTCAGCTGACCACAATACTGCTCTAACAATGGGTGCAAAGTTGAACGGTGCTGGTAACGCTGGCGACCCGTGGACTGCTGACCTATCTACCTATGGCCCAGGAACAGCAGGTGCTACAATACTTGATATCCAAACTACAGTTGATCAAATTGAGACATTGTCTTCAACGCAAGAGACAATGATACTCGAAATGTACGAGCTCCTTGGTTTAGACCCAACGAAGCCACTAACTGTTACTAAGACAGCAAGGACCGCAGGAACTATTAGCCAAACTATTGTTTCTGACGCAAATAGCACAGTAGTTACGAGGGTATAATGGATCACTTTCAGTTAGCCACTGAGGGTGTAGGTCCGGGATGGACTACGTTCAGCATGGCTACATGCGGATACAGCTTTGACGTAATTGTTATCCCTCCTTCCAGTGGTGGCGGAGGTGGTGGCTCCGGAGTTGGCAAACTCTATCCTTACACAGGGATGGACCATGTTATTATCGTCCGCATTAAGAAAGACGATAAAGTATGGGAGTCAGAATACAGAACATCTAAATTCTTTGCTGATCAAATACCAGCTATCACAGCCTGGTTTACGGGTGCTATAAGACTGGTAGATACAGTCTCTATTAAGATTCAGCAATTAGGCATAAATATTAAAAATATCTTTGTTAAGGGTAAAAAGCTATGATTTTAGCACAATTAGAATTAAATGAAGCAACTGAGATGGACTTTGGTATCGAAGTGCACGGCACTACAGAATCAACGTCCGAGATCCGCTTCATTATTGAAGGGCCAACTTACGGGATTATCTGTAAATGCGTTGAGAACAACGGTACGATTACTGCTACGATTCCGAAGCTAAAAGGTATCTTACCAGCCGGAACATTTGAAGCAAAACTTGAAGTGGTTGTAGATGGTAAGTTCTTTGTTCCACTAACTGAGTCCATCGAGTTTAAACCAATGGTAGAGTTTGATGTCACTTCTACTAAAACAAAGCCAGCAGCAGCTCCAACAGTTCAGACAACTGGGGTAAAAGTTCGTGTTATCGAAACCCCAGTGACACCGGGACCGGTCGTTGAAAAACCAGTTGAAGAAGCCAAGGGTGAGAATAGAGCACTATGGGATCGTATCAATGCCCGCGGCACAGTGCCAAGCATTGACAGAGAACGCTACACTGATATGTCTGACCAAGGGTTAGAAGGACCGTTCCGCACAAAGAGCGGCAAGGTGCTGTATTACGACGCAAGAGAAGGCAAGTATTACGATCGTGATTCCGACATGTATGTCGACAATAAAGATTACGAAGCAATGAACGAAGCGAAGGCCGGCCACGACGAATTCCGTGGAGCAAGCAAAGATGTCCCGACCGAGCGCTCACGACCACCAGTTAGAAAGCCGGCAACTAAACCTCAGCAAGAAGAAACTCCGTCCTGGGAATCAATCGTAAAAGCACAAGGCGCAAAGCCGCTTACAGACGAAAGTGCCCCTCAGTCTAAGAGATCAAAAGCAGAAGCATTGCGCAGGAAGCTAGAGGACATGCAGGGCAAGCTAAGAGAAACTAAGAAGGCAATGGCTAACAAGTCTCTTAAAGAGGCTCCGATTAACCAGGTCGTTCCTACTCCCGGACAACCTGCTCAAGCTCAACCAGGACAACCTGTACAGCCAGGACAACAACCAGCAGCACAAACGCAACCACAGCAACCGCCAGCACCTCCAGGATCACCGATGGCAGCTAAGGCATCAGTACCTGACATGGTAACTGGGCTAAAGAGTTCGATGCAGCCGGCAGCATTTAATGCTCTAAAACAGACTATAGCAAAGGCATAATATGGCAGACGAACAAGAACCAGCAACAGCATTAGAATCTAAGCATGTGACAATTAGCTTAAAAACGGTCGGGTCAGTAGTTTCCGCGGTGGTTGCTATCCTGGGTAGCATCTGGGCAATCGACAGTCACTATGCCTCAGCTGCTGACGTAGCCAGGATGCAGCAGTCAATGGAATACAATGTCAGACAGTTGCGCATAGAACAAACTGAAGACGAGCTATTTAAGCTCGACGCTAAGAAACAAGCACAAGGCGGCAGGCTTGAGCCGATGGAGCAAGCATTACATGATCGATACGTTCGTCGTATCCGAGACGCTCGTCGAGAAGATGAAAAATCACTGAATCTTATTAACAAGGAAAAATAAGCATGTTTGTCACTGAACTCTTTTTACAAGAAAGCGAAGGCAAGCTAATTGCTATTTTCCGCAAAGGTCCTACACTAGATAAACCAACTGGCATGGCATCTAAGATCTACCTATGGAAGACGGGTCCTGGAGAAAACGCTTTCGAGATGGAAGTAGGGCAAGAGAAGAAGCGTATTCCTGTTACTTTGCCGTTTGAAAAGATTAAAGCTACAATGGCCTTAAAGGGGTTTACAGAAGAGATCGAGAATGAAGGAACTGCTATAAACGAATCTAACACAGCCTATCATCGCATCTCTGTTACGATATCTAATCCTAACGCCGTAGCAGTGTCAGAAAGAAACGAGGAAATTCAAAAGTTCATCCGTGTTAAAGGCGACGAAGTTGACGCACTCAAGAAAGCAGTTGAACATTACAAGAAGCAAGGGTTTAAGGTATACGACGCATACTATGTAGAAGGGTATGACAAAGGTATTCCGGTGCCAGAAGCCTCAATGACTAAGAGCATCCCTAACAAGCAAGGAAGCATATTCAACAAAGGTGTAGAGAAACTCGTAGGTCAGCAGGTAGCAATTGTTGCTAACGATCATCCAGATAATGTATCGTATGGACTGTTTAAGCGCATTGGTGAGACCGGACTGTGTCACATTAAACTAAACGGTGGCAAGCTAAGGAACTGGGCAGCAGGTGATATGATTGCTGTACAACCAAACGAAGTGTTTGCTCCATGGGATTCCCGTTTAAAAGACTTAACTTCAATACACAGAGAGTATGATGATAACGGAGAGAAGATTGTTCGCGAGATCGACGACCTAACAGTAGCAAATCTACAAGCAAAGAGACTGCGCGATCTTCGAACTCAACCAGACGAAGTAAAAGGTGAGATTGCTAAAGGTAAAGTCCGCGGCATGTGGGATCGTGTTAAAGGTCGTGAAGCACTGAAACGTAAGATACAGACCAAGCAAAATCCACCAGTGTTTACTGAAGACGAGATTAAAGAAGGATGGAAACAAAATATAGCTGCTACTGCAATTGCTGTTGGCACTGTTGGTGGGTTAGGTGGTGCTTATCATAAAATGGATCAAATAACTAACGAGAAGATTGCTAAGTTAGAACAACGATACGAACAAGTAGTCGATAAAGATCCAGCACTTGCTGCTAAAATAAAGAACCGCATAGAATGGTTAAAGGAACCGGTCACCGACCTTGGTGGCCGACGATAAAGAACGTAACCGGGACCGTTATGGCTACGGTGGCGTAGGTCGATCCGAACCTGAATAAGTAGATTCGCTGCCTGCTTGTTCGAATCGGACACCCTTCTTACAGTTATTAAAATGCCATCGCGAATAGTTGCGGACATCTACTTCTTTCTTACAGTGTAAGCAGGTTACTTTTGTCGGCGATACCCCTTTGTTGTTCGCAGGTTGCCCTTTTCTTCCTTTTGATATATTAGAACATTGTTCATCCGTGAATTTATATCCGGCAGTAGTAAATGTGGGTCGCTTACCATTCTTGATTTCGTCAGATAGTATTTTCTTATATGCGTCGGTAGTTTTTGATAACCCGGTTAACTTTTTCGAAAGAGCAGCTCTCTTCGAATCTGAACACAGTTGCCCCTCGGCACCGTCGCCGCCGTCAGTCATATTCAACAAAATACCGGTTCCTAAATCTTTACGGCCCCATAATCTAATAAGGCGCCTCTCAATTGCTAAAGCACCGATTTCGGTTAGGTTTTCTTCTAAGATAATTATTCTCGAGCATTCCGGAACTGTAAAAGAATGTTTTGCGATTGCCCTTGATTGCTTACCTTTACCAATGTAGTAAGGTGTGCCTGCTTTTGCTGTTTTAGAATCTTTAATCCGAATATATGCGTATACATAAAATCCAGTGGGTGGCGCGATATGACTATAAATACTCATGCTGTTGCTCCAGTTAGCGATAGAGCGGTTAGGGTCGACGAAACCAGCGAACCGCACTATTATTTATACCAAACGGGTTGATTTAACAAATAATATTACGTTATAATAATTTAAATAGGAGATTCATTGTATGGTTACTAGGATGTTTACACCGGAACAGAAAGCGAAACTGACACAGCTATTCACCGAAAGCATAGCGGTGCTCCAAGAAGTAGAAGACTTGTCTGAAGGCCTTTCGGATACAATCAAAGCAGTAGCAGAAGAGCTAGAGATAAAACCGGCCTTACTGAAGAAAGCCGTAAAGGTTGCCCAAAAGTCCAGGTTCACCGAAATGAACGAAGACCACGAAACAGTTGCTGATCTTCTTGAAACTGTTGGGCGTACTCTCTAGGAAATAATCTAGCAGCACTTAAATCACGGTGATTCCGGCCACAAGCGGATAATAGGAGTATCAATTTGAGTTACGTCGACGCACGGCACGACCGAGAGAAAGATCGCATTCACGTAGTAGAACGCGACAAAGATGGGAATCGAGTATTCAGAGATTTCCCGGCGGAATATATTTTTTATTTCGATGACCCAAAAGGTAAGCATCAAACAATCTACCGCACACCAGTAAGCAGATTCACATCTCGTTCCAATAAAGAGTTTAGGAAAGAGATGCGTATCCACAGTGGAAAGCGGCTGTGGGAAAATGACTGTAACGTAGTCTTTCGATGCTTAGAAACTAACTACATGGGAGCAAAGTCTCCTAAGCTACACACAGCATTTATCGACATCGAGGCAGACTTTGACATAGAGCAAGGTGGATACGCTCCGACAGATAACCCATTCAACAAAATCACTGCTATCACGATTTACTTTGACTGGCTAGATAAGTTAGTTACTTTATCTGTTCCACCGAAATCGTTGTCTTTAGAAGCTGCTGAAGTGATAGCAAATAAGTTCGACGATACTTATGTGTTTGAAAGAGAAGCTGACATGCTTGACTCTTTCTTAACTCTCATCGACGACGCAGATATTTTAACAGGTTGGAACAGCGAAGGGTACGACATACCCTACATTGTAGGGCGAATCATTCGTACCTTAGCTAAAGATGACCTGCGTCGTATGTGTTTGTGGGGTCAGCTTCCTAAGCAGCGAGAGTTCGAACGGTACGGTGCTAAGAGCACTACATTTGATCTAATTGGCCGCGTACACCTTGACTACATGCAACTGTATCGCAAGTACACTTACGAAGAGCGTCACAGCTATTCGCTGGATGCTATTGGTGAGTACGAGCTAGGTGAGAGAAAGGTGTCCTACGAGGGATCACTGGATCAACTGTATAACCAAGACTACTACAAGTTCTTAGACTATAACAGACAGGACGTTATACTACTAGCGAAGCTTGACAAGAAGCTAAAATTCCTGGACCTGACAAACGAACTAGCGCACGATAACACAGTATTGCTACAGACAACTATGGGAGCGGTTGCGGTCACCGACCAGGCAATCATCAATGCTGCTCATAAGCAAGGGCTTATTGTTCCGTCGCGCAAGGAACGCACATTCCACAACGAAGACGACGAGGATAAAGAAGAGGACCTAACAGAAAAGGCAGCCGGTGCGTATGTTGCTTATCCGAGAAAAGGAATGCACAAATACATCGGAGCAATCGACATTAACTCTCTGTACCCTTCGTGTATTCGTGCCCTGAACATGGGTCCAGAAACTATTGTCGGTCAGCTTCGTCCAGTAATGACTGATAGATACATTTCTGAGAAAATGGCCGATAAGAAGGTAGGTAAGAAAACGATTAAAGGTGCGTCGTTTGCTGGCGCGTGGGAAGGACTGTTCGGTAGTTTAGAGTACACCGCAGTTATGAACATGGAGAAAGGTACCGAGATCATTATTGACTGGGAAGAAGATGGGGTATCTACTGCTCACACAGCAGACGAAGTATGGCGTATCATCTTCGAAGGTGGTCAGAAGTGGGTCCTGAGCGCAAACGGTACGATCTTCCAATACGAGACAGAAGGTATTATACCTACGCTACTAGCAACTTGGTACGCTGAACGAAAAGAACTACAAGCTAAAAAGAAAGCAGCAACTGATAAAGAAGAAATTGCGTTCTGGGATAAGCGACAGCTTGTTAAGAAGATTAACCTAAACAGTTTGTACGGAGCATTGCTTAACCCAGGTTGTAGATTCCACGATCATCGCTTAGGTCAATCTACTACGTTAACTGGTCGTATCATTGCGAGACACATGGACGCATTCATTAACGAATGCTTAACGGGCAAATACGAATACAACGGCGAAGCTATTGTGTACGGTGATACTGACTCTGCTTACTTCTCTGCTTGGCCAATGGTTAAAGATGATGTCAAAGCAAAGAAAATGGAATGGAACAAAGAGATAGCCATCCAACTATACGACAGCATTGCTGAACAAGTAAACGAAAGCTTCCCAGCAATGATGGAGAGGGAATGCCATTGCCCATCAGAGCGCGGTACGCTGATTAAAGGCGGCCGAGAAACTGTTGCTCTCAGTGGATTGTTTGTTACTAAGAAGCGTTATGCTATTCTAGTATATGAGCAAGAAGGTACACGACTTGATCACTATGATCACGAAACAGCAAAGAAGAAAGGTGTTATTGAAGGGTTAGGTAAAGTAAAGGCTACTGGACTTGATCTACGACGCAGCGACACCCCGAAGGTCGTTCAGGAATTCCTAAGCGTTATTTTACAAGACGTTCTTCTCGATGTGCCAAAGGAACAGATCATTGAGAAAATTAAAGAGTTTAAGCGGTTCTTTGCTGAAGTCCCAGCTTGGGAAAAAGGTTCTCCGAAACGTGTAAACAACTTGACGAACTACACAGAAACAGAAGAGCGCGAAGGTAAGTCGAACTTGCCCGGACACGTCAGAGCAGCAATGAATTGGAATATCTTACGCCGAATGAATGGCGACAATTACAGCATGAAGATAGTTGATGGAATGAAAGTCATCGTCTGTAAGCTTCGCCCAAATCCGATGGGATACACTTCGGTTGCTTATCCAACAGACGTTCTTCATATTCCAGATTGGTTTAAGGATTTACCGTTCGATAGTAGTGAAATGGAAGATACTATCGCTAAGAAATTCGAAAACTTACTCGGAGTTTTGAATTGGGATATTACCAACAATACTCAAGTCAAATCGTCGTTCGATTCATTATTTTCGTTTGATTAATTGTTCAAACAGGTTGCGTTTACCTAAATACATTTGCTATCATAACACATATTAGAGGAGTTTCACATGCCATACTCGTTTTTAAAAGATATCGTTCAACATACATTTAGCCTCGGAGGAATTAATCTGGTGAAGGTTACTGGCACCGAGAGCGAGACAGCAATCGATGCTTTGTCCGAAGACCGCAGCGTTATTCTACAAGCAAAGACGCATAACCCTTGGCCAATGTTTATTGGGCAGTTTGGTATGCCTAACTTAGACAAGCTTAACGTTATTCTGAACATTCCAGAATACGCAGCAGATTCTAAAATCACTGTCACTAAAAAGAAGGTCGGTGAAGTAGAAGAACTTGCTGGCCTGCACTTTGAAAACAAGGCAGGCGACTTTAAGAACGACTACCGCTTTATGAGCTCCGCTCTTATTAACGAGCAACTGAAGCAGCTAAAGTTTAAAGGCGTAAAGTGGAACGTTGAGTTTGAGCCTACAGTTCAGAACATTCAGCGGCTGAAGTTCATGGCAAGTGCTAACAGCGAAGAAAAGACTTTCATCGCTAAGACTGAAAAAGGCTCACTGAAGTTTATGTTTGGTGACCATAGCTCACACGCAGGCGACTTTGTATTCGCCGACAGTGTGACCGGAACAGTCGCCAAAGGTTTCCACTGGCCTATCACTGAAGTAATGGGCATCCTGAACTTAGCAGGCGACAAGGTCTTCCGCATTAGCGATGAAGGCGCTGCTCAGATCACAGTCGATAGCGGCTTAGCACTTTACACCTACACAATGCCTGCACAGCAGAAATAAATGCCAACTATTACCACCGAAGTTGATGTAGATGTCGATCTCAATGACTTCGACACAGATGACTTACTTGAAGTGCTCGAAAATCGAAACGTGCAAGTCTCTGGCGATGTCGTTGAAGTCATTGAGAAGCTTCATACTGCTTACTTGTTGAACCAAGGCCACGACGTGGAAAGATTAATGCGTGAATTATTTTACAAAGGTATAGGTCGTATAGTATGACATTTAAGCGTGACGATTTAACAGCAAAACAAATCATGCCTGATGGGAAAAGTAAGTATGCTGTATTCTTACCTGCCCTTAGTGGGTTCTATGCGACTTACGTAGGTAAGCAACGATTCGATCCAAACTACGTTGATCCTGCTCGCGTACCTGCTGACTTTGAAACAGGAGTAGAAGGTCTGAACTGGCTGAACAAAGAAGAAGCATACTTCCCTTACAAGTGGGCTTTGTATTCGGCAGGACACGCCGAGCTCGATGTTAACAAAGTGGCACCGAAAGAAGACATGGTTCGCAATCGTGATCGCAAATACTCGTTCGTAGTAGGCGACTCCGGAGGATTCCAGATCGGTAAAGGCGTGTGGGAAGGCGATTGGAAAAATATCAACTGCCCTAAGGCATCGTTAAAACGTGCGCAAGTATTGAGCTGGATGGACGCATACATGGACTACGGAATGATCCTTGATATTCCGGCCTGGGTCGCCCGCAGCCCAGCAGGCGCAGCAGCAACAGGTGTAAGCACTTACGCTGAAGCGGTAGCAGCAACAGACATCAACAACGAATTCTTTATGCGCAATCGTAACGGGAACTGTAAATTCCTAAATGTTCTACAAGGCGAGACACACGCACAGGCAGACGATTGGTATGACAGGATGAAGAAATACTGCGATCCTAAGCAATACGAACAACCATTTGAAGGTTGGTCGATGGGAGGACAGAATATGTGCGACGTTGAGCTAATCCTTCGAAGGCTAGTAGCTCTACGGCACGACGGATTACTTGAGAAAGGCAAACACGATTGGATGCACTTCCTAGGAACCAGTAAGCTAGAATGGGCGGTGTTGCTCACTGACATCCAAAATGCGGTACGCAAGTATCACAACGAAAACTTTACAGTGAGCTTTGACTGCGCTAGTCCATTCTTAGCTACTGCTAACGGTCAAGTCTATGTCGCAAACGAATACACGCACAATGACAAATGGACATACAGAATGGCACCAAGCGTCGATGACAAAAAGTATTCAACGGACACGCGACGCTTCCGTGACGCAGTATTACAAGATGGCATCTTCCCTGTTTTCGAAGAAAGTCCAGTCAGCGAACGCTGCACGATCAAAGATATTTGTATCTATGGACCCGGCGACCTAAATAAGATAGGGAAAGAAGGACGCACCAGTTGGGATAGTTTCAGCTATGCTATCCTGATGGGACACAACGTTCATCGTCATATCGAAGCGGTGCAGGAAGCTAATCGTCGATACAGTAACGGCGAACGCCCAGAGATGATGAATGCGTCTTACATGGAAGGCAAGAGATTTAGGCAATACGAGTTACATTACTTCGCCGAAGTCATTGATGCCATCTTCGCAACGAGCGACAAAGGTAAAGCATTAGCATTAATCGAGCACTACAAGAAATACTTTGCTCGCATCATTGGAACACGTGGTAACAAAGGAGACGACCTTATCAATCCAGACACGTTCTTCCACGAAACGTTTGAGTTTGAAGGTATGTTAGGCATAGAGAAGGTAGTCAAAGTAAAAGCAGAACCAACGAAACCAATACTTAACCCATCACTGTTTGAGGAGTAACAGCATGTCGTATGAACGTAGGATTGACCATTTAATGGAAGTTCATGCCGAACTCGAAAAAGAACTAACCGCAGCAGAAAAACGCAACGCAGACGATTTAACTATTACTGAGCTTAAGAAGAAAAAGCTATTCGCTAAAGACCTTATAATCGAACTTAAATCTTTAGGAGAGAAAGCAAAATGAAAAGAGATTACGCTAACGCGCCAAACAAGCAAGTTCAAGCAGCATTTTTTACTGGCATTGAAGTTGAACATTCGCCGGCTAAAGGGATGGGCACATTATTTGTCGTGGGGCTCCAGGCCGAAGAACAGATCAGACAATCGATAGAAGAAGGCGATTCTATTGCTCATCCAATTCGGCATATTTACTTCGGAGCCAACCAATCTTTTAATCCTGTTACAGCTGACGACTGGCGCACTTGGGAAGACATGATTGACATTTGGTTAGACCACGGGTATTGGGTAACGCTTGACTTAGATGTCAAACAAGTTGAAAACTTGCTTGAAGGCGGGCTAACCGAACAGCGTCGATTCATCCCAATGATTTCAATTAAGTTGCCCTACATCAAACTTCTCAACTATAATACAACTATAAAGATCGACGACAAAGGATTCGATGCTACGAATCCGGGGGTCTGGTGTCACAGGTTAGACAAACTTATGGACATCGACAGTTTTACTTCATGGGACAAATACAACGAAGATAAGATGCTAAAATGAACGATAACATCACTGAACTAAACGTAGTAGCGGCAAGGCGTGATCGCGCAATGAACAACATGAATCGCGCAGCACGATACATCTGGGCCACCTTTCGCAAAGAAGGCATCCACGCCTATCCAGCAGCAGCAACCGACCCCACTCTCGCCACCGGTGACCAATATGACGTGAGTTTTCTTGCTTCACCTCACAGACATACCTTTCACTTTAAAGTACACATCGAAGTTAAGCACAACGACCGTTCGATTGAATTTATACAATTCAAACGCTGGCTGGAATCATTATATGCCAATGAAGGAGTTCTAAAACTAAACAATAAAAGTTGCGAGATGATGACCGAGGACTTATACCTTCAAATAGCAATTAAATACCCTGACCGTAATGTAATAATTGACATAAGTGAAGATGGAGAAAATGGAGCACATTACGAGTTTATTCTTTCATAAAGCTCAGTTAAACTGATAGAAGAGTTGCTACTCTTTGATCTATTTAATTGCTTTGGGACTACTTCAAGATTAGCATAATGCCCTATTATCTCTGGAGGAACTTTATTTATAAATCCTTCATATTTACTAAATTTATGATCAAGCTCATATTGCTTGCCCCTAGGGAGCTTGTAAGGATTTATTAAATTTTTATGTTTTATCCAACTAATTCTAGTGATATTATCAACTTGTTCTTCATATAATTCCCAATCAGACTTTAATTCCTTAGAGACAGCATTACCATTGAGAATTTTAGTATTTGTGGCTTGAATATAGCATTGCGGATTTCTGTTATTAGCAGCTAATGCCAACTTTTGTATTGTTGAATTTTTATGTTTTTTGTTATACATTGGATTGTTGATTCCAGAATGACCGCCCCTTTCCTTTACCTTGGCAGATATTTTATTACCTTTATTTTTAACCCAATCTTCGTCGGTATGTAGTTCTTTTAACTTTTCGTTTCCTCGGATGCTCATATTTTTCATATGAGCTTTTATATCAAACCCGTTAGAGGTTCGAGATTGTTTCATCTTAGAAATTACTCCCGGACATTGATTTACCTTTTCGGTACATCGTTTAGTTTTGGTGTTCACAGACACAAAAAAGGCTTGCTTTCCGCAATAAAAACAAGTATCATTAGTTGTAGGTATAAGTATTAGTGGCATAGAAGTTCCATATCGCTATCATTATTTATCCAGTTTATCAAAATTTAACTTTAACTAGCACTAGGAGCAACAAAATGGCTGTAACAGTCGAGAAGTACAATGTGAAGTACCTTCGTATGAAACCTGAGGTTACGCAGATTTACAATGACCTTGAGGAGTATCGTGATTGGGTACGCTTACAGTATCCGCAAGTAGCTTTCAATGAGGCGGACTTGTACAAGAACTCTAGCCCGTTGTGGCAAAAGTTTCTGAAGAGTAAAAACAGGCCTGTACATAATAAGAAGTAATGAAACCCGACGTTGAACGGCGTATTGGTACTTACGCAAAGATGATACCGTGTGACAACACTAAAACTCGCATTGCAGCGATCACAGGGATGCTAAACATTGAGAACTCGACTAGCGTCCGTGACCTTCATGTAACAGTCATCTACAGCAGAAAAGAATGCGCAGAGATTAAAGACTTACCAGTAAAGCTTCCGCTTAAGGCACATGGATCTGAGTTTGCTGTTCTTCCTAACGCAGACGGTTCCATGTGTCTTGTAGTAAAGTTAGCAAGCCTAGAGCTCCACGATCTACACAACGAGATTAAAGAGAATCACGGAGCAACGCACGATTGGCCAAGCTACCTTCCACACATTACACTGAGTTACGATTACACAAGAGAATTACCTAATGATACTCTACTTGAATACTTCAAAGATTTACACTTCGACCGGTATGTAGTAGAGCCACTTGATCTGAATTGGATAGCGCCATGATGACATCAATGAGTAAAGAAGACTACACCCAGCTAATAGAATTTGCAGAGCTTGACGGGACCGAATGGGGCGAGATGATCTTAGAGATCGATCGCCTGTGGCAGTATAGAAGCCATATGGGTGTTGGCCTAACTAAAGCATTAGAATCTGAGATGCGAGCGCAATGGAAGTGGGCTAAGAATAACCTAACTATCGTCGAAACTACAGAAACAATTACTCGACCAGTAAGAACATTGGAGCAGCTATGATTTACATTGTCGATCTAGAATCTGTACCTACAAGATACACCGGACAATGGAAAATTCATGTTCCAGAGTTGCTGCGTAAAGCTGGACACGAAGTTACCGTCATTGAAGGACCGACCGACATTCCGCCTGCTACTTCACCGGGTGCGTTCTTGAACTTCGGTGGCACTAATGTTTACAAGGCTGTGCAGGTAGAAAAGATTAGCCGCTTGTTTTGCGATAACAAGATACAGGCAGGCGATCATTTTCTTTTCACAGATGCTTGGCATCCTGGTATTATCAACCTGAAGTATATGAGCGAGCTGCTCGGCATCCCTGTAAAGATTCATGCATTGTGGCATGCCGGTAGTTACGACCCCGCTGACTTCCTTGGCCGGCTAATTGGTCATGCGCCTTGGGTCAGGAATGCTGAGAAATCCTTTTTCCACGCTGTTGACTACAACTACTTTGCCACCGACTTCCATATCGAAATCTTTACTTGGAACTTACTGAACACCAATGGAAGTTTCGCTACTCGATATATCGATGATAAAAAGATTGTTCGCACAGGATGGCCGATGGAATATATGTCAGACGTCCTTGTTCCATACAAGAACATAGAAAAGAGCAATCTAATACTATTCCCGCATCGCATTGCTCCAGAAAAGCAAGTTGAGATCTTCCGCGACTTAGCCAAACTGCTACCTCAATACGAATTTGTTGTTTGCCAAGACAAGCAACTCACTAAGGACGAATATCACAAGCTATTAGGTGAGGCCAAGATTGTGTTCTCGGCTTCCTTACAAGAAACTCTAGGCATTGGTTGTTACGAAGGTGCACTAGTCGGAGCTATACCGATGGTTCCGGATCGTCTTTCTTACAAAGAAATGTATTTTAAAGCGTTCAAATATCCAAGCGAATGGACAAAAGATTGGGATCTATATATGGAACATCGAGCAGAGATCGTTAAAACAATCATGGACCATATCGAGAACTTTGACACAAGGAAGAAGTTATTAGAGCAGCAAGCCGAGGCTCTAACAACCCATTACTTTAGCGCAGACGGTTTGGTTAACAATTTCAAATAACTTGACTTAAGATCTAAATACAGTTACACTTATTTACTATTAGGAAATTTCATGTCCATTTCAAAAACAATCAAAAAGCGTCTAGAAGATTCGGGTACTCGTTACCACAGCAACGATAACATCTCCGATTATATCCTAGACGGAGAACTGCCGATGCTACAAGCAGAAGTAGAAGAAAAAATGCAAGAGGTACTAGAAAGCTTAGTTATCGATACTGCTAACGACCACAACACAAACGAAACTGCTCGTCGTGTTGCAAAGATGTACATCAAGGAAGTGTTCGGAGGTCGATACCATGCAGCACCAAAGATCACCGCATTTCCTAACATGGGATACAAGAGCCTTTACACAAGCGGTCCTATATCTATCCGCTCTACTTGCGCTCACCATCTACAAAACATTGTAGGCAATGCGTGGGTCGGTATCGTGCCTGACAAGGAAGTAATTGGCCTAAGCAAATTTAACAGGCTCATTCAACACATTGCTGAACGTCCACAGATTCAAGAAGAGATGACTTCGCAGATTGCTGACTCGCTGAAAGCGTATGCAAAGACCGAGCATATCGCAGT